GATATTTTTTCTTATATTCTCTTTTATATTCTTTGCTCCACGCCATAATCAAAGCCCACCCTAAGCTGGTGGCTATGGGTGGGCGTATAAAAATAACCACCAGCTATATGAAGTATAGCAGTTATTCTTGTTCAAAGCTACTAGGATATTTCTGTTGCATACGCAATTCATTTTTTAGCGCATCGTAGTATGCGTTAATGACTACTGTGAGCGTAGCCGATAAAGAAGTATATCCGAGATGGTTTTGTATTGATCGTAGCTTATCTTGCGTTTTATCCGACATAGAGAAAGAGCGGGTGGGAGTTTTAGTTTTAATCATTTTGTATAGTTATTTTTATCCTCTTTCGTCCATCTCAAAAAGAAAATGAGAGGAAGAAGAAGGAAGAATCCAATAATTTTTAATGTAGTTTTCATAATTTTTTAGGATAAGTTAGCCGATAACCTCCACGCTCAAGTCCGGCCAAAAACTCTATCATCTCAAGAAACGAGCGTGTGTTCATAGGGCGCGTGGCGATTGGAAAGCCCCTAGAGAAAAGGACGTAAGTATCTTTAATTATTTTGAGCTCGACAACTTTGGGAGGAGTTTCGTTATTGTATTCATTTTGAGTTAGTTTTATGTGCATAAAATTATATTAGTGGCAATAAGATGGTGAATAATACGAACGCAAGGGCAAAAATGACGAGCCATTTTGCCGTTTCTTTAAATCCGTGTTTCAAGTCTATAAAAAGACCCGATATGTCCGATACGAACCAGCGCAATTTTCTTTTTAACATAATTATAAGTTAGTTGATAATTTAAATTCGACCATAGCCGAGCGGAGGGAGGACAATAGTTAAGCAATCAAAATGCTTGCGCATTTCGCTTAAAAATTAAACCCTCCGCCCAGCGAGGAGAATACAAAGCGTGATAATTCGACTTATCTAAGGGCGGTTATCTTTTATTTACTAAGTCTTCTAAGTAGTTATTGACGTTTGAATGAAATATCTCACAAGGATTTATCTCATCTATGGCGTTATAAGTTTCCGCATCTATTTTGTCCGCCATCTCAAACTTATATCCGCCGTCATAATTTTTATCAAACCACTCTTTGAGTAGTTTCTTTTGTTTTGATGTTAAGTTTCTCATATAATTTCAACCCTATAATCTTTTAAATTATTGTAATCAAAGACTGTTTTTAATTCATATATATCTACGCTTGCATTGCCGTTTTCTTTAATTCCATACTCTCCCAAATAAACAATATCTCTAAAATAGTTATTTAGTTCTTCATCGCTTGCATTTAAATCATAAGCGAAAGTAAAGAAGTTATATTCGCTGTCATCATTATAAATAGCAAGATAAAGAGATTTTGTTTTTAGGTTTATTTTTTCTTTAAGCATATTTTTATTGCTATTGCCCTTTTGCTTTGTATTCTCTTCGCTGGGTATCTCTAGTGCTTATGTCCTCCGAGCATAATTGGCTCTAATAATTTAATTATTAATGGCTCTTATGCTTTTGCGTTACGAAACTCGCCCAAGTTGCCTTTAGGATTTATTCCGCACGCTTTCATGAATACAAACCAGTTGAATTTGGGGCTTCTGGCCTGTAACTCGTCCGCCATTCTCCAGCTCAATACTTCCAAACTGGCTTGTGCGGTTTTTGTATCATTCCCCTCGCGCTCTATTTCAAGCTCCCTGGTATAGGCTTGTTTTATTACGCTTGCGATTAACTCATAATCTTTTTTAGTCATGTTATTTAGTTTCTTTGCAGTTTTTACAGTTTCGGCCTTTCAAGATAGGTTTCAAACTTGCATCTTCAGATGCAAAACCCTCGGCTCCACAGTTAGGACAATTGAGAAACATCTCTAATTTCCCGTTGTCGTTTTCCATAGCGACGTTTAAATCCTCATCCACCAGAAAAACATTTCCGCTATTTGGATTAAACTCTACAGCTACACCGTCCGATAGATTATTTTCCCCTTCCCAGTCGGTATATTTGCCGTTTGAATACTTTTTAAGTAAATCTCCGGCCATATCCATTTCACGATAACCAAATTTAGATAAATCTCTTGTGTTCATTTGTTTATTTGTTTATGCCAGCCGAAACTCGATAAGTTTCGTCTATACTCAGAAGGCATAAACACTAGAGATATTTAATTGTCAATGTTCTGGCCTTGATCTGATTATCTCCAGTGTAAGGGAGTTGTTATTTATTGTCAATCGTTGTTAGTAATAAAAGATGGGGATAAATCAAAAATAAGAGCTTTTTAAGGAGAGTTATAATATAAATAAGAGCTTTTGTCAATAGAATATCTGGAATAGCTAAGCTGATAAGAAACCTCTTTAATATAATTATTATATAATAACATATTATTATATATATGTATATACTATATTTTCTAAAGGTAAGTTATATGCTTAGATATTTTGGATATATTATAGTAATTATAAAGATTATATGTTATAATATAAGATTAGATAATAAAAATAATAATAAGTCAATAAATGATAATGGAGTTGCTTCTTATTGGTAAGTGTAGTGAAATGAAAAATAATATTATGCCTTCTCAACTACAAGAAAGACTAGCGGACAATATAGTTAAAAATTCTCTAAATAAACATCCTGTATCAAAAAGGAAGCTCGTTATGATGAGTGGGTATTTGCAAAGTAATGCAGATGGAAAGGCAACTGAAATTGTAGCAAGTAAAGGAGTTAAGGAGGTTTTGAAGAGAAAATACGACATAGACGAAACACAAGTTAGATCAAGGCTTGGCGAAATCCTTGCAAGGCCCCTCAAAGTAGTGGAAACTGACCACATTTTGCGTGCAGTAGAGAATACAGCTCGTATTCTTGGCATGAACGCGCCGGATAAGCATATAGTTTTGTCTGGGGACCTCACGACTTTACTAAGGGAGATTAAAAAAGAAAAGCAGGAAGCTGTCAATGACATAGAAAGTAAAGAAGTCAAGAGTGAATAAGTCCTTATATATAAGGGTCAAATGAGCATGTCGCACATTAAATGATGTGCGCGCAGAGAAAACCTTTATTTTTCAAAGCGAGGGGGGGTAGCCCCCAAAAATGATACCCCGTATCAATTCATATATGACTAATTAAAAATTTTTTAGGATTTAATAAAAAATTTTTATATATTTTTAAAAAATTTTTATGTCACGTTGCCAAAATTGTTCTCGTAAATCAGATTCCTATGTTTGTAAAAAATGTTTAGAATTAAAGAAACTCATTTTAAGACGAAATTTAAAAAATTTCGGCTATGACAAAGAAAGAAGAATTAGAACAAAGAGAAGCGCTTAAAGAAGTTCTGCGTCGTTGTCAGGAATCTCCTCTTTTTTTTATTGAACGTGCTTTTAATTTAATTCCGCAGGAATTAAATTGCCAAAAGGGGCACGATCATAATTTTAAATCTTGTTATTCCCTTTTTGAAAAAGATAAAAATATCACATGGCAACAAGCGCAAGTATTACAAGCTCTAGCTGATGGCAAGGCGGGACGCTCTTCCCGGCGTATTTCAGTTGCCAGTGGCAACAATATAGGGAAATCAACTATAGCGGCATGGGCGACTCTTTGGTTTTTACTTTGCCATGAGCAGGCACAGGTATCGGTAACTTCTCCGTCTCAATCACAGCTCTATGATGTCCTCTGGAAAGAATGTAAGTTGTGGTTGGATAAGATGCCTCTAGGCCTCCGTGCCTTCTATGACTGGCAACAAACACATATTCGGATGACACCAAGCCCAAATACTTGGTTCGCCCGTGCGGCGACGGCGCGGAAAGAAACACCGGAGGCATTTTCAGGAATTCACGGAGAAAATGTTTTGCTCGTGGCAGAGGAAGCAAGCGCTATTGATGACGCGATTTACAGCACTGCGGAAGGAACGCTTGCTTCAGAGAATAGTCTAGTTCTCCTCATTTCAAACTATACCCGCGCGGAAGGATATTTTCATGATACTTTCACTAAAAATCGCGCCTACTGGAAAAATTTTACATTCTCATCCGCAGAGTCTCCGCTTGTCCCACAGAGCTTTCTTGATATAAAGGCGGCGGAAGGATTGGACTCGGATGCGTATAGGGTGTTCGTCTTGGGACTTCCTCCGCATGCGGAAGGAATGGATGAACAGGGCTTTATTCCACTTATTCAGCAAGGCGACCTGCGAATAGTTCCGGATGAAGGGAAGATGCCGGAGAACGCAAAGATGGGAGTTGATGTTGGAGGAGAAGGAAAAAACGAAACGGTGTGGGGAATACGAGACCAGTTTAGGGCGCGAATTATTGCCAGAGAACCTTTCTCTACGCCTAAGTCGGTGGCGGAAAAAACAATAACGCTCATGTCGCATTATGGAATAATGGACGGCAAAATATATATTGATAATTTTGGCGTGGGCGCGAATGTGGCGCAGGAGCTTGCGCTATCCCCTAAGCGCCTTAGGGTTCAGGCAGTAAATGTTGGGCAGGAGGCGATGGATAAGAAAAGCTATATAAATCTTCGGGCGGAGGCATATATGCGTTTCCGCAATTGGTTGCGCTCAGGAGGGGAACTTATGCGAAATGAAGATTGGAAACAGTTACTCTCTATTCGCTACAAGGTGGAGACTTCGGGTAAATATAGGATAATGTCGAAGCTGGAAATGGCTAAAAGAGGGATAAAGTCACCTGATGCGGGGGATGCCTTGATGCTTACATTTCTTGACCCGGAAGGGTCCCGCCGCTTTGGGCTTCCGTTATCGGACGCGGAGAAGGAAGATAGGATATTTAAAGAGCACATGCGATTAAAGAAATTATCCACTTTTAATAAACCGTCATTTCTGCGAAGATAGATTATGAATATATCTATCGAAGACAAAAAACAGTTGCAACAAATAATGGGATATCCTGTGGAGGAAGTATTGGATAAGACTCTTTGGAGGGGGGTGGAGGCTATGATGAAAAGAAATATATGCCTTTACACGATCAGACTTTATCTGATGATTAGAAATAGATAAATTATGAAAGAATCACCAATTATTCTTACTCCCGAACAGAAAACTGAATTTTTAAAAAAGAAACAGAAGGAGTTTATGAACTATGTCCAGAAGGCTGAAGCAGTTACGGGTATGGGTATTCGTCCAGTTGTCGAATATACGCCGTTTGGGGTAATCCCTAAAATAGTTATTGTGCCATTAGAAAAAAAAGATGACACTAAAAGCCCTCCGAAATCAAGCGATAATTAGTTACGAAGAGCCGGAAGATTACGCGGAGGGGAAAAGCGGAATAACGCTTCCTTCGCAGGTTATGCTTAGGCGTTTTTTAAGAGGCCGCAGCCAAAAAGTTCTTGATAATCCGCCGGATATTGTTCGGTTGGGAACGGTTGTTTCTTCGGAAGCAATCCCTACAGGAACAAGAATTTACTTTAATAAACATGACGGGCGCGAATTTAAGCACGAAGATAAAATATATTACGCAATTCCTGAGAAATGGATATTAGGATATGAGTTATCCACTTAGAGTTTTTCTAAAATCTTTTTTTGTGATATTGATTAAGTATGCAGTCTAAACTCCCTAAGCCTAAAAAGAGAAAAACTAAGCCAAGCTACTGACGTGTTCAAAGTTTGGCTTTTTTCATGGACGACGAGGCTGATGCTGAAAATGGTTGACTTGCCTCCGGTGGAAGAAAGGGAACAGAGGATGGATGACTGGCTTGCGGGAGCGTGGATGACTCCGGGATTTAGAAGCTATGTCGCTTACCGGAAAGAAGAATTGAAAAAAGAGTTGGCTTCAGGGATTGGGGGGCATCCGGAACCGAGAGTGGCGTATCTTATCCGCTTCGGACAGCAGTATGAAGCACTCGCGCTAGGCACATTTGCCAAGCTGGCGTGGGAGCGTAAAGAGAGGCAAAAGAGAATTTCGCTGGCAAAGGAACAACCTTTGCCCACGAGAGAACGGCAACAGGGACCCCAGCCTGTTAAGTAGGGAGAATTACTGGCTTACCCACCACGAGAAAATGGAGAATGAAACAAACCCGGAAGTCATACCGGCGATACCAAACGAAGACGCAAGCGGAGATCCGTTAGATAAATTATTTAGCGAGAGTCCGGAGAAGGTCTTAGAGGAAGCGAAAAAATTTCGTGGGATAGCCCATCGTTTAGGCGAGAAGCCGCCCAAAGAAATTATCAAGGAAGTCCCTGTGATTGTGGAGAAACCAAAAGAATCTCCATATCTCACTAAAGAGGATTTTTATCGCTCGAACACTAAGAAGGCAAGGGTTTTGCTCGACCAGGAGGTTCAGGACAACTTCGATGAGATTGCAAAACTTGCAGTTTCCAGAAGGGGTCAGGAAACTCCGGAAGATATAGCGGAAGATTATAAAGACGCATTCGTCGTCTGGAAATTCCGCAAAGGAGACTCGAAAGAGAATCCCGCGGCAGACCTCGCTACGACAGGTGTTCGTTCTCCGTCCGGAGGTGCTCCGAAAGAAGCGCCGAAGAAGGAAGAGGAAGACCCTCGTTTCCGAATACCAACTCCACCTACGGAGTGGTATCCTAAACCCTCAAAATAGTTTTTCATACAATTTATCTCCGCATTTATTAGATTAATAACTAATCAAATGCCATTTTTACCTTATAATTTCGATGAAGGAAGGGTTGTTTTGTTGCAAGTCGCAGCTACTACTTTCACAAAAGGCGATGCTTGCGTGCATGATGGCTCGGGGCAGATGGTCAAAGCTACAGCGGGAAATGGAGCGGGATTAATGTATGTTATTGCTGAAACCGTTTCAACAACCGCGACTGCCGGAGACCTTCACGCTTTTTGGGATGCGGGTCCAAGTATGGAGTTCGTTGCAAATACTACGGCAGATCCTACTCAAGCGCAGTGCGGAACTTTTGTTGACCTTGTGACTAACGCGGGGACATTGGACACGGCAGCTTCAACTGACGATCTTTTCTTTGTATCGAGAATTGACGGAGCGCTTGCTGACAGAAAAGTGATTGGTCACTTTACTCCTTACGCTCCAGCCGTTGAATAAACGGAATCTATTATTAACTAATTAACTTAAATGCCATTAACTACTACAGATTATCCCAAACTCACCCAGAAACTGAACGAGGTTTTCAATGAATCAGCCTCGTCTGCTATGGAGGAGTGGATTGGGAGACAAATCTTTGATGTCATTGACACAGACTGGAAAATCTATGACTACCTTTCATTGCATGGGGTAGGTGGATTTGCCAGGGTTGCTGAAGGTGGAGAGTTGCCGACTGTATCTTCCGTTGAGGGAGATTCGGCTGCTTGGACACAGAAACGCTACGGGGACAAAATCTCTGTCACGAAAGATATGAGAATGTTCGACCGCTACGATCAGATGACGGAGGCGGTGTCTTCCGGCGTTGATGAAGCGTTTCACCTCGTTGACCAGTCAATGGCTGACGTTCTTACGAACGGTTTTAGCGGAACAACTTATACGGATGTATTCGGCGACACCGTTGCTAATACTGCGGTTGATGGGGTTGTTCTCTTCTCGGCTTCACACACAAATAACCTCAATTCGACAACTTACAGGAACTTGATTAGAAATGCCGCAGGGACGGCGAACCCGGCTCTCGATAGAGACCCGATTGTAAAGGCTCGCTCGGACGCGCGGACATTCAAAGATCCGAACGGTATCAACAGGCCGACAATGCTCGATACTCTCATTGTATCAGCGGCGAATGAGGACTTGGCCGAAAGGCTAGTTTACTCGCAAGGCGTTGCAGGAACTCCGAACGTGGACATCAACCCAATTAAGGGCAAGATTAAAAATATAATTGTTTGGTCTAAATTGGACACGCGTTCAGATGGAACAAATACTTCTGCCTATTGGTTTATGTCTGATTCAAGAAAAGTAAAGAAATCTTTGAAAGCTCCATTTGCCCAGAAACCAAAAATGCAGGCGGCCGAACAGGTTACTGAAACCCAAAACTGGCTTTATCCGATTGACGCTTACTACGTTATTGGAATTGGTTATGTTCCTTTTGTCTGGGGTTCGACAGGAGCTAACTAAAGCTAGTTCTATTATCAGCTAACCGCTAAATCAAATGCTTAATTACGCAAATCTAGTTGGGCAAGGAAGAGCAAAAGACATCGGCATTCCCTGGACTCCAGAGGAAAACGAACTTTTGCATTTAATTGTCCAAGAACGCGGTATGGCTCGCGTGACAGTGGCGGATTATTTAAGGATGGGAGGCATTGAATCTTTAGAAGATTTTGATGCAGTCATCAAAAAAGGAATAGTGCCACAGACACGTGAAGAGCTTGAAAAAGAAGCAAAAGCAAAGGGAGTGAACTTTGATGAAGGAACTCCCGACACAGTGCTTGCGAAGCACGTTGGTAAGGCGAAAGAAAAAAAGAAACCAAAATGAATTACTTAAAACAAAATCATCTTGCGTTGCTTATAATTGCCTACTTGATTGCCGCCCCATTTTTAATGGGAGAGGAAGTGAAACTTCCTGATCTTGGAGCTTCGACTGCTCTTACGACAATTACTAATAGGTGGCGTTTCAGCACCGAAGGAAGTCAATTCTCTAGAATTCTTCATGGAACCTGCAATCTCACGATAAATTCCGGTTATCTAAGCACTACGAATGCGTCAAATACGATGCAGGCGACCTGCGCGGTAACAGGGGTTGATTCAGGAGATGTCGTATTTGTTTCTATGCCGAGAGCAAGTCTGATAGGGAATCAGGGTGTTCGCGTAGGCTTCTGGGCTATAGCCACGGAAGCAACTTCTACAGACCTCATTGGGGTAACAATTTTCAATGGCTCTGGCGCAGCGACTACATCCTTCCCACTTGCAACGACTTCAGTTCAGTACCTAATCTTCGACACACCGTAATCCTTTCACTTAGTCGCTCGCTCTTGTGAAACGGGCGATTAAGATGAGAGGGTTACAAAAAAATTATTAGTTTAAAAAAATAATAAATGAAAAAAAATAGATTACTCTTTTTCTCTGGCCTAGCCGCTCTTCTCTTTGGCGGACTAGGCCTTTCTGTTGAAGCAAATCCATCTGGGTTCTTTACTAACTGTGCTACTAATACATCAACGTCCACCGTTAGCTTGATGACCGCTGGCACTGCTACCACCACTCTTACTTGTAATCTTGGAGGAGCCGATCAAAGAGCTGTGGAGTCTGCCGTGTTAACGATTTTCTTCAACGCTTCTTCTACCTCCTCTGTTCTTAAGGGGAATCTTGAATACTCAAATAACGGAATCGATTGGTTTGAGAACAACCTTGGAGATCTTACTGATGTTGCGACTACAAGCCCGACTGCTTCAATCGGAGCGGTTAAGGGATTTTCGATGCAGTATGCCTCCTCTTCACAGGGGCAACTTGGGCTGGCTAAACGAAACTATATCTCCAAAATAATGGAGGTCAAAACTCCAACTCGATATATCAGGGTGATTTTCTCTCTACCCGCTGGTTCGGCGAACGGAGGTGTCTGGGCACAGATTATAGGCAAGAAACAAAACTAAGTGATACCAATACTTCGGCATCAAAACAGAGTCTTATCCATAGACAACTCCCCAATCGTTGCTAATGCGGTTGGAGAAACTTATTTGACTGCCGAAGTATCTGCCTCAACGCTAACAGTAAAAAGCATAACTGGTTTTGGAATAAATCAGATTCTTCTCATTGGAGAATTGGGAACGGAGAACGCGGAGATTGTTTTGACTCATGCTTCAACAGCGCCTTCTGGGACAACAATTACGCTTTCAGCTTCTCTTGGACGCACGCATTATGTTGGGGAGAAAGTTAGGATAATTCTCTTTAACCAATTTGAGTTAAGTCGCGCTCCAACGGCTGCGGGGACAAAAACTGTTCTTGTTGTCTCTGGCGGGATGCCTCCCTCTGGACTCGGCACGGGATTGATAGCCATTGATCCGGGGAAAGTGATTCAGTCTTACGAAGATGTTGAATTTACCACGGGTTATTATTTTGCCCGCTATAAGCATTCTGTAGAAACAACTTTTGGAGGATATACCGATGCTCTTATTTACGGAGGTTGGGCGAAAGATACTGTTCAATACATGATTGACGGCGCGCTTCGGAGAATTGGGAGAACTTTATCTGAATTATTTACGGAAGATGACGCGTTCAGGGAAATTAATGAATGTTTAAGATTCATTAAAGGAAAACAAGTTAGGTGGCCGGAACATTCAAGTTTCAATTATGTAGCTGGGCAAACTTCACGCGGAACCCATATTGTTGCTATGCCGACGGACGCATACGACCTTGAAACAAATAGGTCTATTCAGGCGGTGCGCGTAGGAAATAATCCGACTAAATTAATCTATCTTGATTCAGATGCCTTTGACGCGCAGATGGACGATACGGTTTATACGCAGGTTACAACGCAGGCGGTAGCCACCGATACAACGTTAGCAATAGATAATTCGTATGACTTTGAGGATTCCGGCACTGTGCACGTTTACGTATCCGGAACAAAGTATTCCATTACATACACCGGGGTTACCCGTTCTGCAAGCGCCGGAGTCCTCACGGGCATACCAGCTTCAGGGGACGGCTCGATTACAGTTACGATTGCTGTGGATGTTTATGTTTGGCAGAATGAAACGGAAGGAATCCCGAAATATTTTACAGTGCGCAATAGTAATATAGAATTTTGGCCTCTAGCCGATGCTACAGAAGACAATCAGAATATTTTTCTTGATTACGATAAAGTTGCGACTGCAATAGACAGTGATGGCGATACTATAGACTTTCACCGATATGATATGGTTCTTGACTACCTAACTTGGAAGATGTGGACGATTTTAAAAAATGATGGAATTTTGGATATGAATAATAATTATTACATTCAATTTAAGGAAAAATTGAATGATTCAATCCGCACTTCGCGCTCTGGGCAGGTATTTCCGTGGAGACCGAAAATTAATAGGATAAATTACCGAGGAGGGACAGGGTCGTATATTAGCTCTAGCGATAGAAGTGGAAGCAACTAATGGCAAAGATTCCCGAAGGAGTTAAATATGCTGACTTCATGGGCGGACAGGCAAACAACATAAACGTAACACTCGCCCCGAAGAATACGGTTGAATTGGGATTGAATTTCGATTTTGATTACGAGATTGGGGCTGCGACTACCCGACTCGGATTGACTCAAATTGACTCACAACTTGTGAACGACAAATCTATTCTTGGTCTTTTCCAGCACGTTGATCAGGGAGACACAACAAAAAATAAATTATTTGCTTCTATAAATGATGCTACAAATACGAATTCAGATATTTGGGACTTAGACGGAACGCCTGCAATTTCTCTTGCGGACGATACACAGGGGCTTAAAACCTATTGGCTCAATTACGCTGGAGACACAGTTCGCCTTAATGGAACGGATGCTCCGAAAGCCTACAATTCAGCCTCTTGGATAACTACAGGAGGAGTTTTTGACCTTGCTAATATGCCGACAGCATATAAATATCCTAAAGAATTTTTAGACAGAGTTTACCTATGGGGGAATTCTTCTGCTCCTTACACACTGGCGTATTCTGGAATCCTTACTGCGGGCACAGTTTCATGGACTTCAGGCAATGGGACAGTTCAAATCGAACCTGAAGACGGAGGAGGAGAAGGAACGGGGCTCGGTAAAGTCCCCGGCTACATTCTTATTTTTAAAAGGCGTTCAATGAAACGCTGGAATTATTCATCCGCTTTCCCAGAATCCCTCGTCAATATTGGCGCTTATTCGCAGGAAAGTATTGTTGAAGGGGGAGGGCTTTGCGCTTTTTATTCAGATTCAAATGAGGACGCAAAGGGATTTTATGTAACGAACGGCGGACGACCGCAGTGCATTTCAAAAGATAATAATCGTCCGATTACAAAATGGGTCAATGCGATTGGCGCTACAGCAAATGTCGCTGGATATGCTACTGACAGGGTTTTTGGATGGAGCGTTGGAGATTTAACAGTCGATGGGGAATCTTTTACAAATGTCGTGCTGCGTTATAACCGAATTTTAAATCAATGGAGCGTTAGAAGTTATCCAACGGAACTTAAAGTTTTCGCGCACTACGTCGCTTCAAAAGTTGGGCAGATTATCGTTGGGGATGATGATGGGAATGTTTGGGAGTATGACAAAACAGGAAAATATCAAGACGGCTCAACGGACATCCTCTACAGGCTTCGCACCCAGCACGATACTTTTAGCTACAACCAAATTAAATCAATGACGGATAGAGTCATTGTTAGGGGCAAGAATCTTGCTGGTGCAGTCGTTTCTATAATTAAAAATGAAGATATTGATACCACTGACCCAGTTGGAGGAGGTGCTTTATCAATCTGGAATAAAATTCTCGGCTGGATAGGAGTAAGTAAAAAAATTGAAGCAACAACAATGTCAGTTGAAATTAAAGGAACCGGAATGAATTCGGATCGAGTCCACGTTCGAGAGATTGAATTACCCGGAATAGAAGTTTTACAAAATTATAATGGCTAAACTTGCCTACAACATAGATGACGTATTAGGAAACCCAATGGCAAGAGTTATGGAAGAACCGATTCCTTCTTTTGACGATACTTTTTATTCTGCTGTTGGCCCCGCCTCCCTTGATTCCGGCCAGCTCTTATCAAACATAGAACAGAAATCTGGGACGCTTTGGAATGGGAAGACTACTTTTGCAAACACAGTCGCCGGTTATCGCTTAGGGGTTGATTCTTCAGACGGGCTTCTTAAATTTTATATCGGAGATGCAACGAATTATCTAAACTGGACGGGAACGGCGCTGACTATTGCGGGGTCTCTTTCCGCGACTTCAGGGACTATTGGAGGATGGTCTATAAATTCCACTTCTATTTACACAGGAACAGAAGATTTTTCTGGATATACCGCAAACGCTGGGGACATCACGATTTATTCTAATGGAACGGATGCAAGTATCCACGCAAAAAATTGGTTTATAGATACTGCCGGAGTTCTTAACTGCACTGCGGCAGTTATTTCCGGGGCGATTACTACCACTGCGAGTTCTGTTTTAGACGGACAGTATCTTTCCGCTTTGAGCGTAGGCAATGCCGCGATAAATGATTTAGCTGTTACTAAACTTACTGCAGGCACTATTTCTTCAAAATCTATTGTTTTAGCTATTGCGGCAGGAACTGGTGACGTTGAAATTCGTTCTGGAATTGCCGCAGGAGATTTTGCAAACACCGGAGCCGCGTCAGGCTTTATCATTGGCCTTGACGATAGCGATTCTGATAAAGCAAAATTTTACTTCGGCAGTTCTACTAATTATGTTAAATATGATGGGACAACTACAACTTTCAAAGGCGCGGTTACAATAGATTCTGGCTCTGGAATTGCAAATCTTTCTGATGCAGGGGCGCTCGCGACGGAAGATAGTGTAACTTCTTCGCTTGCTAACCTCGCTCTTAGAGGCTGGATACAAACTTCCGCATTTACTGTAACTGATTTAAATACGATTGCTTGGGGCACTGGAACATTTACGGCTTCAGATGGGACATCTTATTCCATCTCCGCTGGAAACACAGGCAACATGTCAGCTAAGACTTATGTTTATTTGGACATTGCAGTATCCACAACTGCTTATCAAGTAACTACGACAGCGACAACGGCAATCGGCAATGGCAAAGTTCTTATTGCAATTTGTCAAAATGGGGCAACGGAAGCAGTTTTTATGCTTCTTAATAATAATTCTTACAACATTGATGCGGCGAATATCGTAGCGGGTTCAATAACTGCAAATGAGATAGCCGCTACGACAATCACTTCAGATAAACTTTCCGTCTCCCAACTCTCCGCCATCGCTGCTGATCTCGGCACGATCACCGCTGGAACAGTTACAGGCGCAACGCTACGCACTTCGGTTTCCAACCCAAAATTTAATATAACTTCAACAGCTTTTCAGGGCATTGAGACCGGAGGTAATGTTGTCTTTGAAGTTGTCATTGACGGCGCAAACGCAGGCGACGTGATAATGGGTGATGACGCTACCGGTTCTTATGCTATGTGGGACGATTCAGCAGGAACTTTCCAGGTCTTTGCGGACAATATTCCCGTCTCAATTATTGGAACTTTTGGAGGAGATGGTTCGGACGGTGCACTTACGATTACTTCTGGCACAACAACTGTTTCTGCGGCGGGAGCGCAAGTTTTTTTGAGAAATTATACTTCTGTATCTATAACGAGCACCGCAACTTTAACTTTTTCAAACCCCCATGCCTCGGGAACTATTTTTATAGTGAAATCTCAAGGCGCCGTGGTTCTCACCGCAACTACCCCTATAGATGTGTCAGCTCTTGGGGGTACTTCTGGAACGGGTGGGGCAGGTGGGTTGGGTGGTTCTAACGGAGCGACAGGTACTGATGGAACAAACGGAAGCGGAATTTTTGATGAATTAACAACCCACGATGGCGTTGGCGGTGCGGGCGGCGGAGGTGCCGGAGGAACTGGAGGTGTAGTTTTGTCTACCATTTCTGTCTATTTACGAAACGCTGTCGCTTTATCAAGAAGAATGACAATCTTCGCATGTGGTTCCGGAGGAGGAGGCGGAGGCGGTGGAGAAAGCACCTCATCTATTAACGCATGGGATGGAGGAGCGGGGGGACGAGGCGGAGGGGCTATGTTAATTGAATGTCGTGGAGATTTGAATTTTACGGGCACTATAAATGCTTCCGGGGCGAATGGTTCTGATGGAGAGGATAGTATTGGGGGATCAGGCGAATCCAATGCCGGTGGTGGAGGCGGTGGCGGAGGCGCTGGGGGAATGGTTGCTATTTTGTATGCAACAGCAACAGCGACTTCTGGGACTATAAATACGGCGGGTGGAGCTGGTGGTGCTGGAGGAGATGGTGATTCAAATGGGGGAGGCTCTGCAACAGAGGTACAGGGTGGCTCCGGAGGTGGTGGAGGAGGTGGGACTGGAGGCAATGGAGCTGCTGGGGGGACAGGTTCAGCTAACGAAGCTGATGCAGGAGATGCGGGTGGCGCTGGAAGCAATGAAAGAAGCGGCGGCGGAGGAGGCGGAGGCAGTTCGAGACGTGGCAATTCTGCCGGAACTACATCTGGTGGTGCGGCAGGTTCGGCAGGTTCTTCTGAAAATGTTTATGTGGCTCAAAATAACGTGTTCGCTTAAATGAAAAACTACGACGAAACAATCGAAATAAAATGCCGATTTTGCGGAACTATCTGCGGAAAGTTTGAAAGATTTTTCTATCAGAAACCTTTAGTTACAGAAGATATCCGTTGCGATAATGATACTCTTCTCTACGGCACGTTCAAAGAAATGGAAATTAAAGCCACACAAGATTTGCAGATGTCCTATAATGAATTTAAGGATTTAATGGTAAAATGCGAGTATAAGAAGCCACTTTTCAAAAAGGAATTTTCCAAAATTAAAACGGAAAAAATGGAAGGATTTACAGATTTAACAAAAGGTGAGCAAAGGGAAATTATTAGTAGGTTAGAAGATTTTTAATATGGATCCAGAATTTTTATATTTCGAGGACAAGGCAAACGGCGGTTACTACACCGTAGAAAAATCTTTTTATGCAACAAACAAAGAGGCCATTGATTCTTATCAGTCTTCGCAGGGGCGTAATTTTGTGCAACTTGACGCTCCTCCTCCGGGAGTAACTCTACAGCAACTTGACGCTCCCGGTCTTACGGCTGGTTTCAAAATGCCGACTGAAGGCAGAGGAGCCATTGACCCAAACGCTCCGTCGCAATTCATTACCGCAGGGACTTTTGATCCGACTTATGGTTTAACTCCTGTTGAAGGAGGATTTGCCGCCCCCGCCGGAACTCCTGCGCCAACTACTACAACAGGCACTTCAATTCTCCCCGCAGGCGTGAATTCTTTGACTCCAAATCCTGTTGACTCGCAAACCGCCCAGCAGATAGCAAATACTCAAACCCAACAGGATACAGATTTGAATGAAATTCTTGCGAATTCAGGGCTAGATGCCGACCAACAAGAAATGATTAGACAACTTTACGGAGTTATATCAACTCAAGACCAAGCGCTTGCGGCGAAATTTAAATTAGCTTTTGAACAGGCGGCAGCAATGGGAGACCCCTATTGGAAATCACAAATAAGGTTGGTGGCGGATGAACTTCAAAGAGGATTTGTTTCACTAGAACAAGATTTACAATTCAAAGAAACACAATTAAGGAATCGGATGACAGATTTGCAATCTGACTTAGAAGCTACAAAAGATTTTCTATCACTTGAGCAATCTTCACAACTTACAGACCTTGAACGCCAATATAAACAAACTCTTGCTAATACTCAGAACGATTTAGCGGCCAGAGGATTTACGCAATCTACGGAACGAATGAATAAAGAACAGCTTTTGAGTGATACAACAGGAAGTATGCGTGAATCAATTACTCGAAGAATTGGAGAACAAGTTAGACGCGCGGAAACGGGAGCTACAACAGGAGTCCGTGACATTAATTCTGAAATTGTAAGGTTGCAAGAATTGGCAGAACAGGGAAAATTAGATTTATTTCGTGCTGCAGAGCAAAAATTAGGTAGTTCTAATCTCCCTACTCTTCCCGGTGCCCCCGCTGCCTTAGGCCAAATATATGGTGAGATCCCTTCGAGCCAGTTGCAAGATGTCGTAAGTGCAAGCACTTCTTTAATCTTTTAATAATATGAAATTTCAAAAACAACAAACTCCATGGAATAAAGGTAAAAAACTTCATTACCCCATTTGGAATAAAGGGAAGAAAGGTATTCATCTTTCTCCCGATACAGAATTTAAAAAAGGGTCTCGGGGTTTTACCGGAAAACATTCTGAAGAATCTAAATTAAAAATGAGTTTAGCTTCAAAAGGAAGGATAATGTCAGACGAATCTCGTAAAAAAATAAGTTTAGCGTTAAAGGGCAAAACGCCAAAGAATATTGTAGCAGGTTGGAATAAAGGAATGAAAATGCCACCTATGTCTGAAGAGACAAGACTAAAATATAGTCTTGTTCAGAAAGAGAGGGTAAAATTGGGATTAAATAATCTCCTTAATGGGGATGGTGCAAAAGGATGGAATAAGGGGATTAAGTTACCGCAAATTACCGGAGATAAACATTGGAATTGGCAAGGTGGTATTTCTCCTGAACGACAAAAATATATGAGAACACTTGAATATAAAAGCTGGAGAGATGATATTTTCAAAAAAAATGATTATAGTTGTCAGTTTTGCAAAAAGCGTGGGGAGAGAATTGAAGCTGATCACATTAAACCTTTTGCATGGTTCTCTGATTTACGTTTTGACGTTTCTAATGGCCAAACGCTTTGTGTTGATTGTCATAAATGGAAAACGAGTATGGATATGAAAATTTTCACAGGGCGTGTTCCAGAATTAAATATTATTTATCAATAACAATTACATGGCAACATTTTATGTAAAACTAGGCGGAACAGGAGAACAGATTACTACAATATCTCCGGGAACCATTGACCCAGGAGCTACTTACATTCAATCTGGCACAGGGGCGCAGTTTTCTGGAGCAACAATTTTAGGTTCGGCAGGGAATCAGCAAGTTACTCCTCCGCCTACAACGGCTCCTACGGCGTCCTCTCCTGCCACCCCAACTCTCCCGGCATATACCCCACCCGCGCTTCCGGAATTGCCTCCTCTGCCTTCTTATACAGAACCTGGAGCAAAGCCGACATATACTCCCCCAAAATCAAATCTTGCCCAATTTTCTATGATTATGGGACAGGCAACAGACCTTGCCCGTAAGAAATTTATGGATTTGGCAAATACTCAAGCACTTACAAATATTCCTTTCGGAGCATTGCCAGCAACAAGTTTTGCTCAATTAGTTGGCAACTTAGGGAAAATTCAGCAATCAACGACAATGCCTTTAATTGAACAGACTCTCGCCTTTGCAAGAGAGGATTTTGAAAATACTCTTGAAGCATACAAAATAAATTTCCAGTTGGACGTTGATGAATATAATTATCTTCGAGACCGCAAAGACCAGATTTTAGACCTTGCATTTAAGAGGAAAGAAAATTTGGCTCTTCTTGGCTACGACCAGCAAGTTGATATTGCAAAATTAACTTACCAGGATAAAAAAGCTTTGGTTATGCTTGAATACGATAGGCAACTTGATGCTTATGATAAGCAGTTAGCTCAGCAAAAAGAAGAGAAGGCAAATATCCAAGATATTGGATTGAAAGTTAAAGACCCAGTTCTCGCTGCTCAAATTTTCAATTCTACTACAACTGATCAAGCTTTGAAGATATATGCTTCTTCTTTGGCAAAAGGAGGTGAGGAAGTTAAGTCCGTTGATGTGAGAATTACAAAAGACGGAACTGAATATTGGGATTTTGTATATATTGATCCAAATGACCCTACAAAAGCTCCTAGAACTGTTTCTGTGTATAAGGGACAAGGGACTGCTCCAGGAGGGGGAAGTGTTGTAGTAAAGCCTTCGGAGGGATTTTTTGACGCTAAAATTGAAAGTGATGCAAGGGAGGATGCGAATACTCTTCTTACACAAGGGAAAACCCCAGAAGAAGCATACCAACAATTACGACTTATATATAGTCCGCAAGAAATTTCTGATGGTGCTTTAAAGAAATTAGTAGGGATAACAATTACTGAGACTTCTTCGTTAGAAAATCAGACAACACAAGAAGCCGCAAATTCATGGTTATCTAGTGGATTAACTGGATATGAAGTTCCGCCACCGCCAAAAACAATTTTAACTATTCCTAAAGACGCTGATTTAAGCAAGTTTAATCCTCAAATTTAATGGGAAGATTATCAACTACAACTAGAAAAGGAAGATTGAGTTCGGGATTAGATTTGTCTTCGATTGAGGGCTTGGCTAGTTTCGCTAAATCAAGGGGGTTTGAAGAAGAAGCTAAAAAAGCCTTAGAACCTCCAAAACTTTCTTTTCTTCAAAGAATAGGAAGAGTCTTAACTTCATTTGAAACTGGTAATGCTTTATATCAAAAACGATACGAACAAAAATCTTTTGGAAGACAGTATCTTTCTGATATAGGGAGAGATATAAAAGCGGGAATAACCGGAAATGAAACTCGTCTTACTCCTAAAAAAACTTTCAAAGATATTTTAGTTAAAGAAGGAATGAAAGACAGACCGGGCAAACTTGATGCCGTTGATGTTGTTGGATTGGTTGGAGATATTATTGCTGATCCAACTACATTTTTTGGAGGATTTGCAGGACGAGGGATAGCAAAAGGAGTTGGAAAAACTGTAAAGCTGGCAGAAAAAGCTCCGCTTATTGGCAAGACAGTTACGGCTGGGCGCGAAGGAGTTGAAGGACTTTTTAAACCATTCTCTAAAATAGAAAAATTGGGAGAAAAAGGAGTGCAATATCGAACAAATTTTGAAAAGTATGTTAAGGGAACAAGAGCAGAGATGGACGATTTTCTTAGTGCGGTTGCAGCTAAAGCTAAGGGAGTTAAACAGATAAAAGGAGCAGGAAAAACTATAGGAGAAGCAGTCGAGACCGGAACAAAAACAGGCAATAATCTTTTAGATGAAGCAATGGATTCTTTGGTTTCTACTCAAAGCAAATTTAAACAGGCAGAAATTGCTAGAGGGGTTTTAGAACATGAACTTCCTGATTATATGCACCATATGTTAACTACCGAAGCTCAAGATTTCATGTCTAAAGGAGGAGACTTGGCACAGTTTGTTAAACCAATTAGAGTTAAATTGGGAGCGGCTAAAGAAAGAAAAATTGGAGGTATTGTTACTGAAATAAATAAAGAATATCAAAAGAAACTCGGCTTCAATCTTTTTGAAGAAGATGCCTTTACTGCGTTTTCAAAGCGAGGGATTGATTCTATTCGTGCTATCAACACTCACGATTTTCTTGAAAGGGTAGGAATACAATTTGGACAGAAAGTAGAAAAAGATTTTATTGATGAAGCTGGTGTTAGATGGATTGAAACTGGGGCCAAGCAATTAAAAGGGCTTCGTG